CCACATACAATGAAAAGCGGAATTATCTCTTCTGCTTCAGCATTGGGAATTTCTGCCGTTGATTTGGCTACAGTAATATCATACGAAACTGCTGGAACATTCAATCCAAGAAAACCTGGCCCTACAACCAAATGGGGTCAACACAAAGGGTTAATTCAATTTGGAGAACCTCAGGCTACACAGTATGGAGTAGACTTTACTACAGAACAATCTGCAATAGATACTCAATTAGGATCAAATGGCGCAGTAGTGAAATATCTACGAGATGCTGGTGTGAAGCCAGGAATGGGACGATTGGAAGTTTATTCTGCAATCAACGCCGGTGGAATTGGAGAGAAATACTATGGAAGAAGCGATAGTTCTTCTGGTGGAGCTGCTGGTACAGTCAGAGATAAAGTAAACAACCAAATGGCCGGACATGAAGTCAAAGCAAATAGACTCCTGCAAGGTACTGACGAGGCCAAATTTGTTGAACAAACTGTATTTATCGCAAGGAAGGCTGGTATTTCTGGAAGTGATGGTGGGCCTAGAAAATCTAATCTAACTGATGGTGATGTTCTTTGGGAAGTTGCAAATAACGAAATTCAACAACAATCTGTGAGTGAACAATTTGCAGAAGCCGAAGCAGCAGCTGCAACAACCTCAGATGGATATACCACAAACAATAAAGGAATTTCCAATACTCCTGCTGAAAACAAACCAGCGGCTGTACAACAAAAAGAAAATAGTATTGATGAAACGGATTTGTTTAAAGAACCAGATAATCCTTATGCAGCAGAATATCCATACAATAAAGTTTTGTTTACTGAGTCGGGACATATTCAAGAATTTGACGATACGCCTGGTGCAGAAAGAATACATACTATGCACAAGTCAGGAACATTTCAAGAGATACATCCAGACGGCACGACAGTAACAAAGGTTGTGAAGGATAATTATCAGATTGTCTTTGGAGAAAATAACATATATGTGAAAGGGAATCTGAACATAGTCGTAGATAAAGATGTAAATATAAAAGTGAGTGGCGCTGTTGATGCCCAGATTGGTAAAACTCTGAATTCGCAGAGTGGTGGAAATACAACAATCAAAGCACCAAGAATAGATCTAAACCCATAGGAAACTAAAATGGCAACACTTCAGACGAATAAAGATTTTGATTTGAAATTCACCAGAATGCCTAGTGGTGATGTGAAAATTAAAACAGATAAACCACAACTAAATCAATTTCCGGCAATAGAACAGAGTTTAATTAATATTTTGTTAACAAATAAAGGAGAAAAACCTTTTAATCCGGCTTTCGGTGGTGATTTATATGCAAGTTTGTTTGAACTCATTCCAGATATTGAGTTTTTATCTATTCCAGGCCAGATAAATATAAAAGAAAATATAAAATTAGTTCTAGAAGAATATGAACCAAGAATCAATGTAATGGAAGTTAATTTTGTTGGAGATGGAGAAAATAGATATGGTAAAGGTTCAGTTCATAAATCTACTGATAATAATCAGATCAACATTGAAATTAAATATATTGTTCCACCAGCAACACAAATGTATGAATATACACTACAAGTAAAAAGAGTAAGATAAATGGCCAAGAACATTAACATATCCGAATTAGATTTCAATTCAATTAAACAATCTATCAAGGCATATATGCAGTCAGACGAGACTTTCAAAGATTATAATTTTGAAGGATCTGCCCTTAATACTCTTACTGATATATTAGGATACAATACATATTATAATTCATTTTATTTGAATATGATGGCAAATGAAATGTTTCTTGAGACTGCAAGGTTGAGAGATAATGTTGTTTCTAAGGCGAAATTGCTGGGTTATACACCGACATCAAACAAATCTTCTGAAGCAACTATTGTTGCTACATTCGTGATAGAAAATTCTGTGAGCGATAGATTAAATTCAAAATATACAAATATTAAAATTGATAGAAATTTTGTTTTCAAATTGAATGCAGATGGCGCAGAGTATAGATTTGTCCCTAAAATTAATAGAGTTGTAAATCGTTCTCAAAATCCTATAGATATGGGTAACGGAAAATATCGCCACATATATGAAATATTTGATTTGGAATTGATTCAAGGAAACGAAGTTCAAGAAATGTATACAGTAGATACTTCTGATCCAAATCAGAAATTTTATATTTCAAATCAAAATGTAGACATATCCTCTCTTAAAGTTTATGTAAAAGAAAATCAATTTAGCGATACAATTGAAGAATATAGCATCAATACAGATACAATGTCGTTAACAGATATTTCTACAAGATATTTTTTACAAGAATCTACTGATGGAAAATATGAAATATTATTTGGAGATGGTGTTCTAGGAAAAGAATTAGTGTCTGGTAATGTGATAACTATAAAATATATTACTACTGCTGGTGCAGCAGCAAATGGTTTTGGTGGAAAAATGACTTTGTTGGGTAAAAGTATTCCAGACGGAATCAAACCAGCATCATCTACTTTGGTTCCAAACAACCTTGAAATTGTCGGAAGAACTTACAATGGCGCAGATAAAGAAAGCATAGAATCTATCAAGTTTTATGCTCCAAGAACTTTTGAAGGACAAAATAGGGCAGTAACTGCTAGAGATTATATGACAATTGTTCCAAAAATATATCCACAGACTGCATCAATGAATATTTGGGGAGGAGAAGATAATAACCCACCCCAATACGGTAGGGTTTTTATTTCAATTAAACCTAATACTGGATTATATCTTTCACAACTTGAAAAACAATCGCTTCAAAATAATTTGATAAAGAATTATTCAGTATTGGGGCTGACTCCTGTCATTGAAGATCCAGATTTTATTAAACTAAAATTAAACATTCAAGTTAAATATGATAATGAAGCAACACTTTTAGATGAAGCAGATTTACTAGGCGCAGTAAAAAATTCTATTGTAGATTTTAATGAAAAGTTTTTAAATGATTTCAATAGTTATTTTAGATATTCTCAATTTTTGGCTAAAATTGACCAAACAGATGAGTCCATCACAAACAACTTGACTACCATGATTTTAATTAATGAACAAATAGCAACACTCAATACTGCTTCTGCATATAACTTTAACTTCAGTAATGCAGTTTCTCCAAACTCAATTTATTCTAATGCTGTTTATGTGTCTGGTGGAGATGTTCCATATTATATTGATGATAATGGACTTGGTTCTATTAGAATGTATTATATCAATAATTTTAATACAAGAGTATATAATACTCTTCCAATCGGAACTATAAATTACACTACAGGAACGATCAATATTCCAGATTTAAATATATCTGGAGTTTTAGGTGGAGATGTGTTTGGGGTTGCATGTACTCCAGCATCAAATGATATCTTTCCCGTAAGAAATCAAATTATATTTATTGATATGGAAGAACTGGATGTAACTATGTTGCCAGACACAGACGAATTCAACGAGAACTATGATATTTCAACTCAGAGAGTTGTTGTAAGTAGAAATGTTTCTACAACATATAACACAGGAAATTCATCTATTTCATCATCTGGAGCAAATTCTTCAATAACGAGAGTTTATAGTGACAGCGGGCAAACAAGTTCTGGTTCGTCTGGAACCAATACTGGTACTGGTAGTGGATACTAAGAATGTCAAGCAACATCAAAGATATATCAAATTATATAAGACAACAACTTCCTTACTATATTTCTTCTGATGAAGATTATGGTAAGTTTGTAAGATTTCTAGAATTATATTATGAGTGGTTATCTCAACCATCAAATGTATCTGATGTAACAGGAAAAATTATTGATTATACCGATTTAGACCAAACTCTTGACCTTTTTGTTTCTATGTTCAAAAGCGAACTGGCTGATAGTTTTCCAAACATTACCAGAATAAAAGGTATTGAGTTTTCAAATGAAAATACAGAAAATAATACACAATCTGCAACTATTACAACTTCAGATCAAAATTTCTTTGCAGATGGGTCGAATCATACTTTTAAATTAAATTATTTCAATCCTCTTTATTATCTTGGAAACCCAGATGATAATAGTAAAGTTGTAGAGATTAAGGTTTTCACAAATTTAGCAGGATCGGCGAGAGGGACAGATAGTTCTTTGGATGGGGTTCTTGATTTCTTAACATCTCCTGATGTCGATCCAAATGGTTCTGCTGGTTCATATAATTTACTCGTAGAAAATACTGATTATGTTTTGATTGACAATACAATTAAATTTATTGATATTAATGGTGACCCTGAAGCTCCAACCAATAATGATTTAATTAAAGTTAGATTTTATATTGAGTCTATATTACAGACAACAGGAACTGCTGATAGTGAAGATGATGTTAAGAAAATTGTCTCTGATGCATCTATCAAAAAAACTAGTTACACAAATCAAAAAAACTTTTTGAAGTTTATGAAAGATTTCTATCAATCAAAAGGAACAGAACCATCATATAAATTTTTGTTTCGTTCTATTTTCAATGAAGATATAGATATCTATTATCCAAAAAATAATTTATTCAAGCTGAGCAACAATGTTTGGGACAGCACTAGAAGTTTAAGAGCAATTCCATATTCTCCTTCAAAGGTTACTGATCCTAAAGTAGAAACTCCATATAGAATAAAAGGTAAAACATCTAATGCAACCGCTACAGTAGAATATTATAATGATGTTACTATTGGTTCATATTCGGTTAGAGAATATTTTATAACAAATATCTCTGGTGATTTTATAAATAAAGAAAAAATTGAAATTCTTCAAACAAATAACACAACATATGAAGAGGAATTATATGTATGTGTGGTTGGATTTGATATTATTGAGCCCGGCCAAAACTATCCAAGAAATAGACCTCTCACAAGTTATGTTTCTGATGCTGGTTCTGGGACTGGATTTTCTGCAATGATTCAACACACAACGATGGGTTCTCTTGATGAAATTGAAATCATTGGATCTGGTTCTAACTATATTACTGGCGAACAAATAGATTTTGCAGAAACTGGTTCGTTAGGATCTGGTGCTCTTGGTGAAGTGAGCGAAATTGACTCAGTTACTACAGACTATGAGGTTGTTTTCAATCAAAATCCAGAGTCTTTAGAATATCCTGTTCTGTCATTTGATATTTCTCTTTCTGGTGATATATATCCTTCAAATTCCACAAATACAATAGTTTCAATTGAAAATATTGATTCTAAAACAAACGATGTTTTAATTTTATATGATTATGAAAATTTAATTCGTGATAGAAGAGTATATCAAAATGGAATGTCATTTCATGGGTTTTTGTTGGATAAAAAGTCAAATACAATTGCATATAGACACAAAGCATCTCTAATGCCTGTGGAAAATCCACTCGATACTGTAGTAAATACAAATTTTGGAGAAGTTACTGATACTAGAATTAGACAAGATTTGGATATTAGAGTCGATTCTGTAGATGCAAATGGTGGTATTACTTCAGCATCTGTTATTACTCCTGCGGCTAATCCAACTTCGATTTTTCCTAATATAATTCAATTAACTAACCAAACAGCAGTCTTAAACAATGGCCTTGGATTTGGAGCCAGTTTTGATGTTGTTGTTGAGAATAATACTATTACTAGTCTCACTTTAAATGCCGATGATAATTCTCAATTATATTCAATTAATGATATTGTAAAAATTGATGGTTCTACTTTTAGACCAGATGGCGAGAGCATTAATGATGATGTATTCATTAAGATCACAGCTGTTGCGGGTGGAGTTGTTGTGACTGATATTGAAAGCGATGCATATACAACAACTAGTGTAAACGGTACTGGCGCAGTTTGGGATATTGATACTACACAAGCAACATATCCAAAACTAATATCAGTTTTATTGAGTGATGCAGATTCTAATGGAAATCCATCTCCTACTAGTGGATATGAAGTGGGAGATTCATTTACGATACCTGGCTCAGTTATCAACGGCACTGATGGTGAACACGATCTGACGATTGAAGTTACTGAAGTGGATAATAATGGAAGAATTCACAGTTTCCAAACGCTAGGTCGTCCACAGGGCGGACAGATATCATCATTTACACAAGAAAATTTTCCAACACTACCAGATGCAAAACATGAATTCTATAATCCAACATTTGTTGCAAACAATCCAAACGGCGGGCCCGTTGGTGTTGGATTAAAATTTTCTGTGAATGTAGATGGAAGTTCATATTCTGTTATAAATCCTTTTGGTGTGTCTCGTGGCTCAGGATATGAGGTGGGAACTACTCTTACTATCAATGGTGAATTATTGGGAGGAACTACTGGTGTAAATGACCTTGTAATTCGAATTGATGATGTAGTGGACAATATTAGAGATGGAGAGTTTATTTCTGGACAAGTAAAAGAGTTGTCTGTTGTTAGTGGAACAGCTGTAAATAAAACAACATATAGAAATGTAAGTGTACAAAATGGAAAAGGAAGGGGTGCTAGATTTGATGTTGCTGTTAATTCTGGAACCTATTCTATTACAATTCCAGCGGGAAAAGAGGGAACTGGATATTCTATAGACCAAACTCTTACTATTCCTGGCCAAGTTCTTGGTGCCCAATGGATTAAAGATGGATTTGTGGCTGGTTTGGATCAAGTTGGAGAGTATGCTCTTCACACAGATTTTGGATATGCCAGAACAGATGATGTCGATGAAATTCTATCAAATAGCTTAACAAATAATGAATTGACTTTAGATTTTTGGTATTTTAGAAAATCAACATCCATAACTGATTTAAATTCTCCTGGCTCATCAATATTTTCTTTCAATGTTGAAGATGGTGGAGATCAAAAAACAATTCTTTGGCAAAAAACAGACGGAACACTTTTATTAGAAGATAGTCTTGGAAATCAATTAACAACTGCACAATTAGAATTTGGAAAATGGCATCATATCGCTGTTTATTTTAGCGACAATGCAACTACAATATATGTTGATGGAAAAAAAGAAGATACTATTGCGTCCACAAACATGCTTGAATATACTACAGGTACTAATTTTTATGTCGGCGCTAGACAAGACGCTGGACCAGACTATGTAATACTTGATTATACTTTAGGTTTCTTTGGTAGTATGAGATTTACCAAAGGACAGAGATATGAGGAACAACCAATTAATGGGGATGGTAATATTTTAGTTGAAGATTTGGGAACAGAAAATGTGTTGTCTGGAAATGGACTAAATCCTGTAAATGTAAATCCAGTTCCAAGTTATAGAAATATTAGAAATTCAGTAAAATTGACAAACTCCTTTGTTGCAACAGAAGGACAAACTGTATATGCATTAGATTATGACTCAACACAACAGATTGTAATTACTATCAATGATTCTCCAACAACCGCATTTTCTGCGACAGATGGATATGAAATTACTTTTGATAGTGGTTTGACTGCTGGTGATGTTGTAGTTATTTCTTCATATTCTGTTATAAATGATGATCTTGAATATATCATTTACGATTCAAATAATGCAGTTGCTGCGAATACGATCCTTCTAAGAAGAATGGATTCTGATGGAATCTATTCGTCATATCAACTTCCAGATGGACATTCATTGAGAATAAAATATTCTGCGCGGCCACCGGCGGGAGTAAGCAAAACAAGACTTATTACTGGTGGTAGTAATTATATTCGTTATTTGTATGGTTATGTAAAAGACAAAACTATGGATTATAATTCAATTGGTGATGGCGCATTTTTCTTAGGCAAAGGAAAAACTGTTGGCGGGATTAGTAAAATCAATATTTATGAAAGCAATATTCAAGATCAGTATGATGGGTTTGGAGTTGGTTACGATACACCACCGACTCTAGACCTATCTCAACTTGGAGATGGTACTGCACAAGTAAATGTTTTGACAGGGCCGGTTTGTGTTAGAGAAGGACAATATATTAATGATGAAGGTTTCTTATCGGCAGATAATAGAATAACTGACAGTTATTTGTGGCAAGATTATTCATATGTTATCAAAGTTGGTAGATATATTGATGAGTGGAGAAAAATCGTTAAGAAAGTAGTTCATCCGGCCGGACTAATGATGTTTGGTGAATACTCAATTACTACCACGGCGGAATTGAGAAAGACTGCAAATGCAGCATGGAGTCAATTGATATATGAGATTATCAAAAATATCAACTTAAAAGTCAGAAATATGGATGGTTTGGGAAGATGGACATATGGATCTTCATTTCCAATGAACACCAATGACTTAAATTCTTATGGGTATAAAATTGTCTATGATAATAGACAACCAACAATAAACAGCACGATTGATGGATTGTATCAGGGCGTGGGTACTGGAGAGGTATCTGATGATACAATTGGAGCAGCCACAGTTGACACGGGTTCTGGTAGATATGCACTTTTAGATGAAAATCAAGATGATGCATACCAATGGAATGTTGTAAAATATATTGCATTGAACTACAAAGATGCGTTTGGAAAAGATTATGAAAATTATTACGAATCAGAACTTATTGGAAATACAGTAACTGTATATGATTTGTCTGATACTGAAATTACAAATGATGAATACATAAACACACGTCCTTGGGCGAAATATCAAATCACTTCAATTGAATTTGATGATGATGCTGAAGATAGAATAGTCACATTTACTGTGAAATATTTGAAACATTATAAAAATATTCCAACACTTTCCCCAGAAAACAAAGTAGAATTCAGATGGGATAATATCTTTAGAGGAAATGTGGACAGAATGAACAACTATTGGGTCGGTTCTACTCTAGATGGTGCCAATCCAAGAGATGAAAAAATGATCATAAATATTTCTGGAAGATATAATAATAACAAAGAAGGAGATGTGCCTACTTTACATACAACCTATCGTTCTCTAGAAAGATTTAAATTCTACTTTACAGCATATTATCCTTGGCAAAATCTAGCAGCACTGTTGTTTAGTCCACAGAGAGAAATGGAAGCTTCCCCATACTGGAATAGAAGAAAATTAATTCAAGGCAATCAACTCACTCATGTTCCAAGACGGCCTACAGAATTTAATATGTGGTATTTCTTGCCAGTTGAGGTTGCTGGAGATTATGATTGGATTGCAAATACGGATGGAACTGACCATCAATGGACTAATACTAGAATTTCTGAAATTACAGAAAAATCGGATAGAAAATATAGAGCAGTTCTAGATTCACATTTAGATTTGAATCCTGTATATTTGGTAATGAGTGAAGAAAATCCTAATTCTAGTACTAGAAAAAGAATGGGCCCTACTAATTTATCAGTAGAAAGAGCTAAATTCAATGAAAAAACTCAGATGATAGATTATAATGTAGACAGAATTGATTATAACGAAAATGAGTTGTATATGAACACATTTGGAAAATATATCGTTCCCGGCGGGTTACATAATAAAACTAATTTTGCTTCTGAATCGAGCATAATAAAATTCCGTTCAGAACCAACCACATTGGAAGAATTGAATAATATGATAAGTTCAACTATGATTGACTAAAAAAGATTATAAATAGTAAAAACTTACAAAGACTTAAAAGGTAAAAAAATGGCAGCAATTATCACAAACAAATTGAGGATTTTCAACGCACAAGAATTCCTACAATCAATAAACCGTTCTTCTCCTGTCTGGACAACTAATAGAGCATATTCTGCTGGGGATTCTGTAGTAAATAACAGAAACCTTTTCATTGCAGTCTCTAATGGAACTTCTGCAGCAACAGGAACAGGGCCTACGCCATCTTCTCTTACAGATGGTACTGTAACATGGGTACATCAAGGTCTTGCAGTATATAACAATCTGTATATGTCAGTTGCAAGACACACTCCTTGGGTGAATGATGCAAATCCTCCAACTCCACAAGATTCTATTGGATATGGTTATTCAGTAAATGCAGATGCGATTGCAATGAAAAAGATCAATTATGCTGATATGACTCTCGCTATTCCAAGAATTAATTGGACTTCTGGAAGAGTTTATACAATGTTTGAACACGATTCCCCAGAAGAAATCATTCCAAACAATTATGTAATTACTGATTCTGGAAATCAATACAATGTCTACAAATGTATTAGTAACCAAAGATATATTGACGATTCAGTTGGTGTTCAAGCTGTCGCATCTACTGTCAAACCTACTTCTACTTCTACTACTTCATTTGAGACAACTTCAGACGGATATGTGTGGAAGTATATGTATTCTATTGAACTCTCAAAGGCCTTAAAGTTTTTGACTAAAGACTATATTCCAGTCGATTCTGTTTTATATGAACCCGTTGATACTACTAGTGCAGAGTATGTACAGTGGCAAATTCAACAAAATGCGGCATCAGTTGATGGAGAAATTGAATTTATTAAAATTGAACCAAACGAACCAGGCGGCGCTGTCTCTGGTGGTGCTGGTTATCATCCAAATATTAATAAAACTGGTGTAACTTTAAGTGGAAATACTCTAAGTATTACAAATTTACCAAACAATTCTCTTGATTATACAGGATATTTTGTAGTTGATTTAGGTAATAACGAACAGTTTGAAATCACAGAATGGAATGTAACTGGAACAACTGCTAATGTTACGGTCAATGGAACATTTACTGGTGGTGCAGACAGAAATATTATTGTTGCCCCAGGCGTATCTATTGCTGGTAATGGTTCTGGTTTCTCTGCATATGGTCTTGTAACTATTGACAAAATTTCAGAAATGAGAATTACCGCTCAAGGTGCAAATTGGAGCGCAGTTGATAGTGCAACTATTGATACTGTAAATGTTCCAGCATTTGGCGGTGATGGAAATCCAAATGTAAATGCGTGTAAAATCAAACCTATTATTTCTCCAGATTTTGGTCATGGTTATAATGCCATTGAAGAGCTTGCTGGATATTATGTCATGATTTCAATGAGATTAGAATATGATGAACAATCCACAAGAAATAACAGTTTGGGTAATAGTGAAACCAAAGTAATGTTCCCTGTTTCTGGAGATGAAGCACAATTCAGACAAATTGCTGTTGTTGCAGACCCACTAGAAGCAACCACAGACAATCCACCAGCTACGGAAGAATCTTATAGGGGCCCACAACACCCAGATTTTGGTACAGCAGACGAAGAACCTTTTGACATATTGACAGGTTCTGGTAAAGTACTTTATACAGAAAACAGACAGCCGGTTGCCAGAGCAATCGACCAAATTGAAGATATTAAAATAGTATTCGAATTCTAATTAATTTGAGAGAAGAAAAACATGGCCTTAAATCTTAATGTAGCTCCTTATTTTGATGATTATGATGTAAATAAGGGGTACTTAAAAATACTCTTCAAACCTGGCAATTCTGTTCAAGCCAGAGAAATGACGCAACTTCAGACAATACTGCAAAATCAAATTGCCAATCTATCTGATCATTTCTTTAAAGAAGGTTCTTTGGTAATTCCTGGCCAAGCAGCTCTTGATTTGAAAGCAAATTATGTAAAAGTAGAACTTGGTGGAACTCTCTCTACTGCAAATGGATTTGTAGGAAAAATTGTTCAGGGTAAAAGCACAGGAATTAGGGCATTAGTTGTAAATTATGCAGATGCTGTTGATTTAAATAATGATGATGTTATCGATGGTTCTAATGATGAGTTAACTACCCTATATGTTAAATATTTAGATAGCACAACTTCAGGAAACACAACATTCTCTGATGGCACAACAGTAAATATTTTAGAAAATGGAACAGCAAATTTTACAATAAATGGCCAAACTGTATCTTTAGCAGAAGGACAAACTTCCACCTTTGTGGAAGGAGAAGAACTTGTTACAACAACCGACGATGGTGTAAACTTAACTTGTACCGTTCAAAATAATTCTCAAGTTTTAAATCCTATTGGAATTGGTTCTCTCGCATTTATCGAAGAGGGAGTTTACTATATTGGTGGTAAATTAGTAAGAGTCGCATCACAAAGTATTATTCTAGACAAATATAATAACAAACCATCATATAGAATTGGATTGGAAATTTCTGAAAGTATTGTATCTCATAATGACGATACTAGTTTATTGGATAATTCTTTAGGAACTACAAACTTTAATTCTCCTGGCGCCGACAGATATAAAATTCAACTCACTCTTACCAAACGAGATTATGATGTTATTGACACAAATAATTTTGTAGAATTGATAGCAGTTAAAGATGGGTATATTAATAGTTATGTTCAAAATACAGACTATTCTGTTTTAATGAAAACATTAGCAAGAAGAACATATGACGCGGATGGAGATTTTACAATTCGTCCATTCAAATTAGATATCAGAGAATATTATAAAGAAAATAATAATGGTGGTGTGTTTTCAATGTCAGATTTTGAATTTGACACAGAAGTTGCTGCAAGACAGTTTGCATTTGATTGGGGATTTAGTGATGACATTGGATGGGTGATCAACGGCCAAGGTCAGGCGCATACTATTTCTTCTATTGACAGATTAAATTATCCAGAACAAAATTTAGATGAAACTGGTTTAAAATATTATCCGGCAAATAACCATGAAAATCTTATGGTTGCAATTAGAGACAAATTAGCCATTGGGGTAGAATCTGGGAAGGCTTATATTAAAGGATATGAAATTGAACGCAAACCTTCTTCAAGACAAGGAAAATATATTGTATTTGATAAATCTAGAAGCAATTATCAAATAAACAACAAATATATGCCTGTGAATTTAGGAGCATTTGTTTATACCAGCGACTCCAAAGGTTTATTTAAAATAGACGAAGAAGTAAAATTGGTAAATGTTCATATTTCTAACTCAGGCCTTACAAAATTTATAAGTGTAAATGAGAATGTTGATGAATCGGAATCGAACTATTTAACAACTATTACATATGATGAAGATGATACATTTTATCAAGGTGGCGGAACTGCATTAGGAACGAATATATATGGAACTGATGTTATTGCAACTGCAAAAGTAAAGGCAGTTGAATATTTTGCAGATTCATCTTCTGATGCAAAGAAAAATAATTATTTACAATCTAGCTATCGTCCAACAACAGATGTTGAAAAAAGTAAAGAATCTGCAATCTATAAAGTATATTTATATGATATAGAGTATGAAACAAATCCTAGAACATCACAACCCTATAATATGTCTAATGCTCGGTCTATTGTTTCTTCTGCTGAGCAGACTCCAGCGGGAATTGGTACTCCAATTTATGAAAATGGTGCCAATATTCTTACGCAATTGCAGTTGACAGATGTTCAAGGCGGATTCACCTACAAAAGTATGATATATGATAAATTTAATGTGAACTTTAGAGGAATTAACTATTATTACAATTCGATTTATTCAATTATGTTGGTTAAACCTTTAAACTCTGGAAATATTGCCAGTGGGGCCGAGGGTACAGGTGTTTTACCTTCTGCAACTTTTAATATAAATGAAGTTATTCAAGAAGCAATACCATCCACTGATGTTGCAAGTGTTAATGTAAATTCTTGGAATGGGTCTCAAACCGCTGATGTTGGAAATGTTTCTGCAAGAATTTTTAGTAAAGCAGTTCTTCATAATACAAATGGTTCTAGTATTATTCCAATCGGACATGATTGGGTACAAACTGCTAGAAGTATTGACCCTATAAGTGGTATTGCTTCTATTGATACACAATATTCAGTTATAAAAAGATTTGATAATGTAAGCACATCTCCCACGACAGGAAATGTAACACTTACAATAACTGAATCTGATGCTTTTTTTGAAAATATTCCAAGTAAATATTTCATTTTTTCTTCCGCAACAACTACACAAAATAATGGAAACATTGGATTTACTTCTAATTTTTCATTTTCTACGGATTTAAGAACAGTAACATTCAATGTTTCTGGTGATACCATTGCAAATGGTTCTGCCGGGCTTGTTGTATATGCACCAGTTAAGAAAACTTCTGCTAAAGAAAAAACAAAAACACTTGTAAAAAATTATGTTGAATTGCCGCTTACTTTGTTAAATGCTTCTGGAGCAACCATAACTCCAGTAGACTATAACAATAGTCTTAGTTTTGAAGATAATGATTCATCAGGAACATATGGTGTAGATATTTTAAAGACAAATAGCAGTAATGCTACTGGAACTGTAAATCCGACTTTTGCTGTTGGTGCGAATTTAGATATGAGTTTGAGTTTATCAACTTTGCAACTGCAAAAATCAGACATTAGAGAATTGGTAAAACTTTATGATACATGTAATGTTAACAATGTTGCATATAGAGTTGATGTTGTGTCTGATACTAAAAAATATATTCATGAAATGACAGCAGATGATTTTGCTTTTGCAAGGAGTGCATATGAATTTTATGAACAAACAGGACAATCTCCATTCAATGTAAATTTGGACAATAATATTGTTACTAGTTTAGTTGACCTTGCAAATGCATTAACTATTAGTGAAATTGAAAATCCGTTTAAAATTCAGATGGAAACCGCCTGGGCCGCCGGTCAGTTGATCACAAATCCAACTGATGTTCCTGTTAAAATTAATGATATAACAGATAGATATGATTTATTTGACGGCCAAAAACCATCAATTATTCAGTTAGGAGAATTAAATTTAAAATCTGGAAGTTTACCCTGCGGAGGCCGTCCAATTGTTGTGTATAATTACTACAATCACGGCATAGGTGATTATGCGTCCGTAGATTCATATGTAGATGGATATTCGACTATAGGTTATTATCAAAATTCTCGTTTATCAGATGTTATCGATTTCCGTCCAGCAGTTTCGTATCAACAGCTAACAGGATATCCTATAGGAGAGGGAGTTGTTTCTGATTCGACTGACTATCCAATTCATAATACCGCAATTAGTGCTGATATTAGAATATATCTTGCTAGAAAGGATAAACTATATATTGACAAATTAGGAAGAGTGAGAGTTAAATATGGTTCTCCTAGCGAAGACCCTTCAATGCCAGAAGATGCAGCCGATGGCATGGTAATTTACGAAATAAACACCGATCCATATACAATAAGTCCAAAAGCTCTTACTGTTAAAATGAGAGATAATAAAAAATATAGCATGAAAGACATTGGTAAACTAGAAAAAAGAATTGAAAATCTTGAATATTATACATCTCTCAATCTTTTAGAAAAAGACACTATGGATCTCGCAGTGAGAGATGAAAACGGAAATGATCGATTCAAAAATGGATTTATTGTTGATAGATTTGTAGATCATACAGTTGGTGATGTTTTTGATCCAGATTATAAAGTTTCAATTAGTAAATCTGAAGGCGTTTTGCGGCCGTTCTTTACTGAAAAAAATGTTAACATGTCAATTAATGCAGCTGCATCTGATGGATATGCAATAAAAGAACAAAAACTGTATTTGCCATATACAAGCGAATATCTAATCACACAAGAAAAATCTTCAAAAACTGTGAATGTTAATCCTTTTGCTATTTTCACATTTAGAGGAAGTGTTGCTCTATTTCCGTCTACTGATGAATGGAAAGTAACAAATCAGGCTCCAGATATTGTAACTGATAGAAGAGAAGAGTATGAAAATATTTTTGGAGCGCTTCTTCCTGAAGATGGAGTTCTAGGCACAATTTGGAACGAATGGGAACAAAACTGGACAGGAGAGAGTTCAGATTCTACATCCAGCACACGAAGAGTGAATAGAAGTAATGCAACTTCTTCAGTTATTTCTGGTGGAAGAACATCTGGTGGCATTAGAAACGAAACAACTACAATTACGACTACTACACTCACTGGACAACAAACAAGAACTGGTACTACAAATATAGTTCAGTTGCGCGATAATACAGAAACCGTAGGACAAAGAATACTTAGTACTGAAATTATTCCGTTTATGAGAGCAAGAGATGTTTATTTTAGTGCTGATAGATTGAAACCAAATACAAGACTATATCAATATTTTGATGGAGTAGACGTTTCTCAGTATTGTAAATCTTCTACTTTAGTAACAATTAATGACATTCCTTCAGCAACTGCTACATGGAGAAAAACCAACCCAAGTATTGTGAGAGATAATATGGGGTTTGTTTTTATTAGAGGTGGATCTAGTGGAACAAATGCAAGAGTTTTTGATATTAATTATTTGACTTCTAGCAGTTTGCGGTTTCATTTACACCCAGACGCAACAACTGGATTTATAAGTGGAGAAAATATATTCATTGTCTATCCTGATCCAGAAGCATCTGGGGGGGAGAGAATTAGAAATGCTGGAAGCTGGCCTACCCTCAGTTCAAATATTATTGCTGGTGGAGATCTTGTCAAATCAGATGGTGCTGGATTTGTTTCTGGTACTTTTTCTATTCCAAATAATGATGATCTCAGATTCAAGACTGGAGAAAGAGTTTTCAAGCTTTCTGACCAACCTAACAATGCACAGGATGTAGATACGGAAGCGCAGACAACCTATGTTGCCTCAGGTGTCATTGAAACTGTTGCTGATCAAATTGTTCTAACAAGAATGCCAGACTTTCAAACACAAAGCGCAGAAGAATCCGAAGCAATTACTTCAGTAGAGGTAAATACAGTTGTTACTGCTGGAAACTGGTATGACCCTCTTGCACAGACTATTATGATTAATCAAGACGGTGGCTGTTTTATTACAGCAGTAGAACTATTTTTCTCTACAAAGGATGATAGTAAACCAGTTACTGTTCAGGTTAGACAAACTGTAAATGGATATCCAGGCCCTAAAATTTTAGGACAATCTGTAGTATATCCAGAAAATGTGTCCATATCAGATAATGGTGTTCTTCCGACTGAATTTGTATTTCCATCTCCTATCTATGTGCAAGACGAAACAGAATATTGTATTGTAATTCTTGCAGATACACAAGGATATCGTTGCCACGTTGCTAGAATGGGAGAACAATCTTTAGATGGAAGTGGAACTATTTCTCAGCAACCTTATGCGGGAGTATTCTTTAAATCACAAAATGCTTCAACTTGGACAGCAGATCAAATGGAAGATTTGAAGTTTAGAGTATCAAGAGCTAAGTTTGACACTTTAGCAAATTCTGAAATTTATCTTCAAAACACAGAATTAGATGATATGGGTAATGACCTTTGGTCAGAAAACTTTAAATCAAATTCAATGAAAGTTGCTGCTGGAGATACTAAAGTAACATTCTTTGTTTCGGATACAAGTGGTATGGTCCCGACAAGTGTTTGGAGATCTAATGGATACAATTATGTTACCCTGCAAAATTTCTTTGGAACATATGGAGTATTCCCATCTACATCATTGAATGGTACTCATTTGGTTACAGACACAACAACAAATAGTTTCACTATTGATTTGAGAAATCCATTCTTCCCTGCTGGTTTGACTACTGCCCAGACAGCATATTCTGGAAGTACCTTACCAACAGTTGATGATTTATTTACACCAAAATCAAACACAAACAAATTACCTTCTGTTAAATCTAATTTCAAGTATGACTTGATAAAACCCGTAATTGCAAATTTAGAGTTCCCAAGAACATCTATGACTTTTGCAATGAGAGGATTGAGTGGAACTTCTCAAGATTCAGCAGAAGTTCCAGGCATTAAAGATTCTGGATATGTTGGATTTATTCCAAATACAAATTATGAACTAACTTCTCCTAGAATGGTTGCAATAGATTTCAATGAAAATGAATATAACCAAGAGGCAGCTGCAATTGATAAAAAATCTCTTGTATTTAGAGTAAACATGAGAAGTGAAGTTGATAATCTGTCTCCTGTTATTGATACTCAAAGAATGAGTTCAATTCTTGTATCAAATAAAACTAACAGTCCAGAAAATGTTTCAAGGGGTGTATTGGGACATGTAAATACTGGATTTGTAGATGAAACCGAATCCACAGGTGGTTCCGCAGCAACTAAATATATGACAAGAGAAGTGACTTTGGACCAACCAGCAACTTCATTAAGAGTTATTGCGGGAGTCAATAGAAGAGAGGGTTGTGATGTTGATTTTTATTATAGAATTAAAACATCTGAAGATCAGCTCTTCTCTAAATTGGCATATACACTAATCCCACGCAATAGTAACTATGATGTAGCGTCTATTAATGGAGAAGATTATAAAGAATTTGATTTTGACCTGAGAGGGTTGCCGGAATTTACTTCAGTATCTATAAAAGTTGTTATGAAAACTAAAAATTCTTCAATTGTTCCTAAGATTAAGGATTTAAGAGTTATAGCATTAGCGAGTTAATAATGAAAGAAAGACATATTGTAGAAGAAAACAAAAACTTACAGAGAGACCTGCACTCAAAAGCTATAATAAATACTGATAGTAGAGCATATCGTGATTATATGAACAAACAACATGCTATCAAAAGAAGAGATGAAGAGATTAGAGATTTGAAATCTGAAGTTGACGAAATTAAAAAAATATTAAACCTAATATTGGAGAAAATTTAAATGGCCGTAGAATATCCAACACTAGTCAGTGTAATTCTGACAGATACATTTGAAGAATGGCGTATAAAAACAAATGCTATAATCGCGCACACTGAAGCGGCGGCTCAGAATGTCGGAAATTTAAATTTTCTAAACACTGATGGAAAAACTACAATTGTAGATGCCTTGAATGAAGTAGATACTCACACCGATACTAATACTACAAATATTGGTAATATGAGTGATATTGATAATAAAATCAAAAAGGCAACACTTGTAGACACCCTAAATCAAGCAGTCCAATATCACGAAAAATATACAACTGATGCAGTGGCAGCAGAGGCAGCTATTCGTCTTGCAAAGGATAATTCTCTTCAATCTGAATTAGATGCAACTCAAACAGCAGCTGGTTTGACAAATAGTGGAACCTATGTTGCTCCTACTTCTACATATTTGGGAAATTCAACATCTATTATGGGCGGTATGTTAAATTTAGATACTAATTTGAAAAGTACAGCAGATTTATTGGAAGTTTTGATTGATACGGTTGGAGCAAATGAAAAGGGAGTATATAATTACACTGGAGATACAGTTTATTACTTACAGACTCCCACGACTGGAAATGCTAAAGTAAAAAGTGCATTGATTCAATTAGATAACCAGATACATTTAAATGCTGATAATATTTCAAATAACGTAACGGCACATAATGATTTGGCCGGAATTGTTGACAATATCAAAACTTCTATTGGTTTATTAACTGCTGATGGCTCTTATGAGGCCGACGAAAGAAATGATTACGCGGGGGGCGTTGGGGCCACATCGGTCAGGGACGATATTTCATTCTTAGACAATCAAGTTGCATCAATTTCCAATAAACTAACAGAAGATGTAGATGATATCAATGAAGCAATAAAATTAAACATTGATAATATTTCAGCAAACGCAGTAGCACACAATACTTTGGCCGAACAAGTTGAAAGTTTGAGACAGGCACTTGGTATGATAAATACCAGTTTTAACTATACCACAATTTCTGGAACAAACTATGCCAAAGGGACTACAGTTGCAGCAGATATTAAAGCACTAGACGATACCTTACATGGGGCCATTTTGCAACTTACCGGCGAAACAGAGACTTCTATCGCTAACATTTCAGGAGATTTATCTACAAAGGCAGATAAAGTAGTTGTTGGCAATAGAGAGGACTTAAAGGGTGAGATTGGTAATACTTCTAACATTGTTGCAGCAATCAATTCTTTATATGACTTGGTGGCACCTCTCATCAATGGAGCGAGTACAACCCCATTTGTTTTAAAAACTGGAGATACAATGTCTGGTACTTTAACTATAGATGGTGGCAATTTAATTGTAACTGGAAATCAAGGCCTATATATTAAATCAAGTGGTGATGTGATTGCATATGCTGACTAAATCCTAATTAAAGAGTATTATACATGTCTATTACAGCTTTACCTGCCTCTGGAAGAATAACATTAGCACAAATTCAAGGCGAATTCAATCCCTCTGATAATTCAGCACCACATGCGTTATCTGAATATTATAGAGGACATGGCAATGTTGAAGATATTATTGAGAACGAAAATATTCCAGCTGTTCAAAAGACTCAAATAAAATTTAGTGATTTCTTTGGCACCAGTGATGAGGTGGGACCATCTTCCGTCGATCTCCCTGCAATTAATGTTGAAGATTTTTGGCAAGAATGTCAGGGTGTTAATAATTGGAACGATATTCAGGATAATTGGAAACAATATGTAACTAGAATTAATGATAGACATGCGGTTGCAGTAGATGTTCGTTCTGAAAAAGCGAAAGTTGAAGTAGAATTTAATAATACAGGTTTTGGTCCTCCCATAATGATGGAGACTGGTGTTGGGGAAGATACTGGATTTGAAAAACTCCTTAGAAATACGCAAGAAAATAAAGATTACTTTGAATTTGGTGAATGGGCTCTTACTGTACCAAATAAATTTTATAGATTTAGAATAGTTGCAACTGCTGGTGGTGGAAGTGGAAGTGTTCAAAAAACAGAATTGACAGGAGATGCTCTTCTCAATAAAGATTTGCCTGGATTAGAGGAATCTGGTTATAAGGGAGGAGATGCAGTAATAATATCAAATGGTGCCACCGTTAAAATGTTTGGTGCTCCTGGCGGAACTGACCCTGATGGAATTCCTGATGTTTCAATTATTCCAGAACAGGGACAATATACAGTTAAGAATAATGGAACAGTTACAGGAGATTATTTAAAAATATCTTCAACCACTGTTGAACATCCTTTGGTTGTAACTAAAGGAAATTATATATTGGAAGCCGGCCAAAAACACACCATCAAAATTGTTGGCGGTGGTGGAGGCGGTGGTGCTGGCTCTGATGATTGGAAAGATTTTGGTGCGGTTGGTACGGCGGGTACAGCAACAACCATAGAAATTCTCAAAGAAGATGGAAGTGTTCACGAAACATATTCTGCAGCTGGCGGCCGCCGAGGTAAAGGTGGAGACAGGCCGAAATGGGGTGGTGGAGAAACCAGCACCCATACGCGATTGATTGGTCTTAAATATGGAGAAAGAGGCCAAAGTAGTACATTCGGGGCTGGTGGCGGTGGCGGCGCCCAAGGCAGTACTGGTAGGCACGGTACTGCTGGTGGCGCTGGGGGAAGAGGAGCCGGCGGCGGCGGCGGTGGCGCAGGAGTCAAATGGAGAACTGGATTTGGCGGTCAAGGAGGCGGGGCCGGAGAAGAAAAAACTGTTGAAATTGATTTGACAGGAAAGACTCAAAATTGGACTATGAAAGTGACAGCCATAGGTCAAGGCGGCGCTGGAGGTCCAAGAGATGGTGGTAGCACAAAAGGTGGTGCAGGCGGCACGGGCGGAAATGGTGCTATAGAATATAATTCAGTTATGTCGAGTGATAAACCAAGATTTGTTCAATTCTATTGGAGCAATAATGTAATTGAAAGTTATTATGCTGGAAATAATTCTCGCACCACAGCACAGGAATATTCAGGCACTTCTTATAATTATATTTCAGAAGTAAATGAAATTTCAAGAGTAGGAGAAACTAGATACTATTCTCTCACAAGAATTCCAATTCCAGAAAGCGCCGATAATGATGGAGTTGCTGATGTCAATTGGAGTACATCTAGAAGCAATCTAATGGAAGTTTCTGGTGGAATTGAAACGAGTAAACCACTTGGAAAATATATGCACAGATTTCCAGATTCAGCAAAAAGATATACTCAAGACAATATTGTAAACTATACTGTAGGGGAAGATGGAAACTTTATGTTGCCTATTGGGCCTCCTACGGGAAATGCGAGATTTTCTGTTTTTGGAGACCCATCAAAATATCCAATAAACATGTATTACAGAGAATTCGATCAAAGAGCTCAACATCAAGATAAAAAAGGTGGATCTGGTAAAGGCGGAAAATCGTTTTATGGGGATGGAACTGTAGGCGCAGCAGAATATCCAAATATTTCGGGCCCCGAAGGAACACCAGCTTTTGGAGCCGGTGGCGGGGCCGGTCAGCACGGCGGTAGAGGGAGTGATGCGTATGGCTATACTGAAACGTATGGTGGATATGGAGCTCCAACTGCATATCTAGGAGACTTCTCATGCGAACCAGGCGATATTATTAATATCCAAGTTCCACAGGGCGGTAGAGAATCTAGAAACGAATATACAGAATATGATGAAGATACAGGTGATGGACAGAGATACGTTTCTAGAGCGGATCGCGGGGGAGATGGTTTAGTTCAGATATATGGACTACATGGTCCTTCATTTACTGAAATGTCTCATGGCGGAATTGTTCTTATGGACGACACAGGAAGAGTTTTGAAAAATTTATATTCTAGTGGCACATCGAAACGTGGTGTAAATGAAGGCCTTCCTTCAATTCCAAACAAAATAAGTGTTGTTTTAAATGGAACAACCGATCCATCAAGTCCAAAAAGATATTATATTGGATATACAGCAAGAATTAGAAAGTCTGGTAAATTTAGAACTCCAACTAAATTTAATGCCCCAGGCGCAAAGGTCACTATCACTCCAACATTTACGGAAAATGTTACACCAACTGAGTTCCAACCAATATACTTGCTCCCAGACTATCAAGGACAAGAAGAGGTTTCAGTTGGAACTTTTGGCACTAGAGATGCTATTGATAATGAATTGGTTCCAAACTGGTTCATAAAGAAATGTGATGTAACTTTTACAGCCACAAGGGATGCTGGAGACAGTAATACCGCTACTTTTACTAAAGTGGAATCAACAAATGCGGATGTTGGACCAGATACCATTACTTTTGGCCCGAATGGCGGAACCCAAACATTTACAGTGGCAGAAGATGAAGTATATGCTTTGAGGCCCAGCAATATAACTAACAATAGAGGCGCTGCTGGAGGAACTTACACCATAAAAACTTATGCTTATGAAGATGGAAGATTTCAGTTAGAAGACCGTTCCTCTGTTGATAGTTGGGCCAATGCCGATCTTGGTGTTACTCCCTCTATGGGAAAATTCTATGTTGAGACTGGAGTGACATATTTTAGTTGTGGTAGAGAAACAAATTCTTCAGGAAGAACTGCCGGAACAGTAAGGAATTATGTTGCAGCCGTGGTCATGTCCCATGATGATCCGGGCGCTTGGAAAAATGATAACAATAATGATGATCGAATCACATACACCTACACAGACACACAAGTCATAGTCGATTTCGGCAGCGGTATGGTTCATACACACGACAGAGTTTCCACCGACCCAGATGGAGTCCAAAGCGAGAATGGCGGTTTGGATCTGTTCTCCGGCAGCAGTTGGTTGGGTGGATGGTAAAGGTTGAAACTAGTAAGGATAAAATATAATGACATTCGCAATACAAATATTTGAAGGTAGATATTAATGGCACAAAGATATGTAGATCCTAGCACTTTTACAAACTACGGAGTATCTAGACAAAGAAGTTCTTTCACCACACTTCAGGGTGTTGGTGAAATTTCTAGTGCTGGAGCGATTTCTGGCGGCGCGATGATGGTTCTTGCGACAGATTTGACTACAAGTTGGACTATGTATAATGGAGATCCTATTGCGGGAAATGAAATTATTGATCAGGATATTGCCAGTCCAGTGACTCCAATCACAAAACAATTTTTCACACAGGTTTCTTTGAATCGTCCAACCACTTCTAATGGCGCGGGCTCTGGACCTTATGCTGGAGTTGCAAACTTTAGTCAACTCAATGCTGGAATTAATCCAGAACAACATGTTATGGTTTTTGAAACTAATGACGATATTTTACCAAAAAGTGGTGCCGTTTCGAGAGGGATTGACCAAAATTATAGAATTAGATTTGAGTTGGATTTGCGTCCAAGACTTTATTTTGATGTGGCAGGAAATTCTGGTGATGTTGAATTTAACCAAGAATTATATCAATTAAATATTCGTATGAGTTCTAGGGGCGATCCGCAATATGCAGTTGGTAGTACAATTGATGAAGCAACATTTGTTCCAGATTCTTATCATCCTGGCTATTCATTTACAGGAACATTAGCTTCTGGATGGGAGTTATCCACAGGAATACCAAATCCAAAATATGGTTGGTTCAAAGTAAATGTAGGAACCGCAAATCAAATATTAAATGATGGTAGTGTAGTATCTCCACAATTGAGTGGTGATGGACTTATTACATTAGAAAACGGTTCGTCCACAAACACATCAGTTATTAGAAATCCTGGCGAAATGGTAGACTTATCTTTTGATGATGTTGTTATTGCTGCTGATGTTTCTAATAGTGGCCCATATCATGTTTACGGAACTGAAACGGACACTTCTACATATGGCCTTAGTAAAGGATATTATTATCCATTGTATCTAGACCAAGCAGCTTCGAATGCAGCGGATATTGCAGCAGGAGGCACAGGAATATCTCATACTCATACTTTTACTGAATATCCTCTTGCCACCTTCTATATGCCAGATTCTGACCAAAATCATACAATGGCAACCGCTCCGAGCTCTTCTAGTTACACAAGATATATAAACAATAGATCGATAAGATTTAGAAATAAAAGAAAAGGTGGTGGATGGTTTAAGAGATATCCTAAAACCGACCCTACTCTTGAAGGAACATATCCTTTTTCATATAGATTAACAATGACTGAAAGAGGATTAATTTTATATATGTATGATGATGCGGCAAGTGATCAGGCAGATGATTATGCGTGGTTTTGCGTTCAAAGAACAGTAAGCAATGAAAGTGGATTACCAAGAACAGATGAGGGTTCAAAATTTCCAGTTCACGCAATGTACTCATGTTCAAGAGAATCTTCATATTCTAGTGATGCAGGAGTTTATTTTTCCAGTCAGGCTGCAAATTTACAAACAGCAGAAACTATGGTTAATCAAGTTTACGACGATCAAGGAAATGAATATACGCTTGAAAATATTGATAATACTAAAACATTTTATATTTTGAGTCCATTTGATAGAGAAGATTATCTTGGAGATGAAGCAGCCGCAAAAAATATTTGGAGATTTGTTGTAAGAGAATTTGATATTCAAAAACCATCTGATGTTCATAAATTTGCAACAAGACATCAAATTGATAGCAATGCAGTAATCAATCCACTGGAACAATTAGCAATCACAGACGAAAACAGATTTGTCATTACATTTCCAACGGGACTTACGACACAAAGATTTATGTATCCAAAAGAAGAGATAGATCTTATTTGTTTTTCCTCTGCTGAAGTTGTTGCTGAAGGAAGTAATATTCCAATGGCAACATATCTATACGATGGAGCTAGTGAAGATAAAAGACGCTATCAGGGAATGCGTTCAACTGCTGCATTTGGAAACGGTATGAGAATTATGGTTTTGGTTAATTCACAATACATATTTAATTCGGATGTTAACTTAGATGCCAACGACCCTGTTGGAACAGGAACTTAATAAAGATATAAGGACTATTTTTTTTTTATAAATATAAAGAAAAATACACAAAGGAGAATTTAATGCCTATCGCCAGCGGATTCAGTATTCAAAGAAATGACATTATTGATGTCGCACACCGGACGCAGAAAGAAATGCACACAGCAAATTCTGCGACCGATACCTATATTTTAAGATCAAAACCAGATTTCACTGATAAAGAGTGGGAATGGGATATCAGAATGGGTGAAGTCAGATTGTATCTGGATAGAAGAAAAGGAAATAATGTTCTTGCTATTCCAACAATGGCATCAGAAATAACAGAATGGCGCGGAAAAAATTATACGGAAGGTTCTTTAGTTGCTGGAGAAGGTGGTGTAATTTACGATAGTAGTGTTGGTGAATTTGGAGCATTAATATTTAGCGATCTTTCTAAACCAACTTCTGGCGAAATTGTTGAAATTCAATATAGTGAGGCACTAGAAAAATTTACTGGCAATGACGGCGGCCTTCTTTTCCAACTGGCACATGACCTTTGTGTTCATCCATATAATACTCCAGAAACTTTTAGGGCAAAATTTAGTAATGCAGAGACATTAAAAATTAATCCGGCCGGAGATGCGCTTGATCCAACCACTAATGGCATCAACCCAAGCCAAACAATTACTGGAACTCTTCTTAGCCAAAACGGCGACAACCTATCGGTGTTCAGAAACGATTTATCTGTAAGATATAATCATGATTATTTAGAAGATGGAACGAAGGCTGAACAAAGAGAAGGGTATCAGTTGTGGAAGGTTGTTACAGAACATAGAGAATCGGCCACTGTAGACCTTAGTGCTGGCGCTAACGCAACAACTCCTATAACTTTGATGGACGATTTTCCTTTAATTGAAGGAGATCTTGGTTCTGGTGAATTTAGAGTTGCAATTAATGGAAGAGTTATTCCAAGAGATCACTATACAATTAGTAGTGAGGTTGCTGATAGAAAATCTACATTCAAACTGATAAGAGATACAACTTTATATCCACTAACTTGGGTCGCAGATTTAGTTTCATCGAATATTGTAATCACCTATCATTGGGCAAAATCGCTAGATGTTCCATATGGGGCATTAGTTGGTTATAAAGGAATGGGCCCAGATCAGGCAAATTTAACACAAACTAATGCAACTGTAAATCCAGCAGATGGTTCTTTTCCTAGACAGGGCGCAGATAAAGAGTATTGGGTATATAGTACTCCAATTTTAGCATCCCCTGCTACAACAGGAATTAACGGATTTGTTGGTTGGGTTTATGATACTGGTACAAACGCAGCAAATGTTGTAACAGATCAAAGTACGGTAGGTACACCTATTACTACAGATGGAATGAGCGAAAGAAGAAAAAATCTTGCTACCGTTTCTGATGGAGATGTATTCTACTTATCTTTCGTTCAAAATGACGATTTTGCAAACCCATTTGAATTGGTTTATCCAAAACCAGTAAGTTCTGAATCAGCTGATGTTAAAGCAGCGCTGAGAAGAATTACTAATAAATTTCTTGTTGAGTCAGATAAGGGTGTTGATTTATTGTCAGCATCAGATATGTCTTTCCTTAATAGTTATTCTCCTGTTACTGCAAGAAAATCACAGAGATGGAGAATTAGATTTGAATGGAATGAATCTGACTTTGCATTAAAAGTAAATGTTGCAACACACCATCAATTAAAAGATGATATGACCATTACTCAGCCTCAAGGTAGAGATGGAATTAAGTCTCCAGTCTATAGAGAGCCTGGAGAACTTTGTGATGTTTATAAAGAACCTGTTATTGGAAAGGGTGCAAGCGTTCAAATTACAACAGCAAAACAACAGTGGTTCAAAAGAAATAAAATTGTTGATGAATTGTCCTTAACATATCCAATGTCATATCGTTTGACATGTACAAATCATGGGTTAGGATTATTTTTGTTCGATCAAGCCTCAGTAGATCAAGATGATGATTACGCATGGTTTGTTGTACAAAGACATGTGGATCAAACAACAGGACAGCCAGAATATACTGACAAGTCTCCCGTACATTGTGTATATTCTCCATTCAAACCAACTGCTGATATATCTACCATTAATAGATATTATGCTGTAGATGATTTGGATGATTTATCTCAACCACCGCCAATTGCGAATGCATTGGGAGATATTTTTAAATCCGAATCTCCAACGATTTTCATAGACAAAGATAATTCTATTTTTAATGGATATGTAAATGCTGTAGATTTTAATAGTTTTGGATACACCACTGGCGTATCTGCTGGTATTTCCACTGGTGGAAATATAGTTACCACAGATTTCAAGGCCGATTTGTTTAGAGGAATTACAGGCACTTCTGGAATTCCTTCGACATCTCTCTGGTCAGCAACAACATATTCGTTTCAAATAGATGCTAATACAGCTGATCTTTCAACATTGGAAGATTCCGGCGCATTAATGGCTGGACGATATATTCAATTTGATGCTAATGATGCCTCATTTGCCTCAGCACCAAATCCAGCTGATGCCGTTGGCGGGCGTATTATATCATATAACAAAAGCACTAAGGAATTGGTAATTTCTATGTCAGCAGACAAGAAAGCAGTTGCAGATGCTCTTGCGGGACAGGTGCCGGTTACTGCACACTTAGGAACAAGTGCGACTGGTGATGTGATAGGAATTAACGATTTTGCACAATCATCTCTTGCACAAGATTATGGGATTTTACATACTTTACCATATACAGGTGCGGACCAAGTTCTATTGACAACTCATAGTAGTGATTCAAATGCATTGTGTGTGAAGAATGAACTTGGAAATGTAAATGATTTGAATGTTGTTGGATTTAACTCCCTTCCAAGAAGAAGAGAAACGGCAGTTACAATGGGTGCGTCAAAATCTCCAGTTCCACTTATAAGAGATTCTTTAGCAAATCCAGTTTCTATGATTACTGCTACTTCTAATGGTAATAATTTTACAGCAAATCATCCAGCAGCTGCTCTGTGGGTAAATACATTAGATATGGCTCCTTCTGCTTCTGGTAATGTAGTTTTCCCAGCACAACTATTAGATAGAATGTCTACTTTTAGGACAGCATCATCAAGCGGAACAGGAGTTCCACCTGTTCCAGAAAATATTAGTCTTTCAGATTATAAAGAAGGGGATTCTGCTGTTTTAGACATATTATATAACGCTCAACCAACAAACGCATCAAAAGTTTTTGAATCTATTGTTGTAGCAATTGATGATGTTGAAGTTGTAAGAGACCCAGATGCATATGTTCTTACATATGATGAATGGGTAGCACACGGCGATCCATCTACCGCTGGAAAATTTTTAGAAATGCTTGAAGCGGCCGGTGCGGATAATATTGGACCAAACTTCAAACTTCCAGCAGTTAACACAACTGTTTCTAATCTATTGGGAGAGACAGTAGATGGAACAATAGATGGTTCTGTTGTTAATAGAGTAACAAATCGTAGAATGTTTTTAGACAAAACTGGAGATTCTTTTGTAATCGCTTCTGGAAATTTAGTTGTCTCTACAAACGATACAAAATTGAGTAGTTTATTGCCAGGTGATATTGTTTGGAAAGAAAACTCAACCACAGATGCTTCTAGAAATACATATATGTATGATTTCTGGAACAAAACTTTAGTATTCAAATATGCTCCTAGAGCAAGTGCAAACTTTAGTATTTCTATGGTAAATTATACATCTTCTAATCCATCTCAAAATAGATATATTATTGATGTTCCAGAAGATAGAAATTTCCCAGAAACAAATATGAATAAAATTAAAACAATTAATAGATTTGTTGTTAGAGAACAGGACGTATTAAAACCTTGGGATTATCATGTTTCTGCTACAATGCACGAAATTGACTCTCATGCGATCATCAATCCTCAAGAACAATTGTCCATAACACAGGATAGAAATTTTGTGTTCTCGTTCCCAACACAAATTACATCACAGAGGTTTTATTACCCACAAAGTGAACTTGATATTATTTGTGTATCTTCTGCTGATTTCTCTACTCAAGCTGGTCATGTAGAAATAAATAAGTATGGAGATTCAGATGGGTTGAATGGAGTATTTTCTGGAAATGATTTTGTTCCAGCGGGCCTCGATGGTGACGAAGGCACAAGATATGCTGGGCATGTTGGACCAGATGGAGAAAAATATATCTGGAGAAAGTCTGCAAGAAAATATGAAGGAATGGTTTCTACACTTCCAAATGGAAATGGTATGCGAATTTTCATGCAAGTAACGGGATCTAGTATTAGATACAGTGATGTGTCGCCAGGAAAAGATCCGGGCTCCGTCTTAGGAACATAAACATAGGAAAAGTTTTTTTATAAATATAAAGAAAAGCAACTTTAAAGGAGAACATAAATGGCTACCTCACTAGCAACCGAATTTTTGTCAGGTGGTTTTTCTATCCAAAGAAACGAAATGGTGTCTATGCAGCAACAGAAACACCGCCAAAAGTTTCAGTTTTTGAATAGTTTTAACCAAACATATACAAGACTCGATAGACCAGCACAAGGAGAATTTGATAGAATTCGTCCTTATTCACTATCATCTGAAAAAAGACAATTTATTGGTGGGACTGTTACTACAGTAACTACTCCATTAACACAAACATATAGAAATGGAAATCAAAAAGCACAACTAGGAGGTATCACTTTAAACTCACAGGGTGGTATTGTAACTCTCAATGTTCTTTCTGGTGGATATGGTTATGCTCCTAGTACAACATTTAATGTGATCTTTAGAGGTGGCCAACCAGATGTTGGAACTTTCGAGCAATGTTACGCTACAGCACAATCAGACGGTGAGGGTAGAATTGTTTCTGTAGATATTCAAGTCACTGGATTGAACTATGATGAAACAACTGGTGCCGAAATTACAGCAGAAATAGATGAGTCTCCTACTATTGGACAGTTCTATGTTTCTTTCTTTGATGGGGTTGGTGCTATTACTGGAGTTGATATTGAAAGTGGAAACACAGGACATCGCCCTGGCGTTTATTTTGTAGAAGCTGGCACGGTTGCTGTTGGTGTCGGTGAGGATGGTGTAACTCCAAACGCTTCAGCAGGTTCTGGTGGTACTTTCCAAGTGCATGTTGATAATAGCGGCGCTGTTATTAAAGTAGTTCCTCTTACTTTTGGACAAGATTATCTTGTCGGAAATGAAATTACTATTCCAGCAACACGACTTGGTAATAATGGAACTCAGTTAACACCAGTTACCGATCTTGTTATTAGTGTCAGTTCTGTTGTTGACGCCGATCAGTTTGCCCTTGATTATGGAACAGTCACTTGGAGAAGTGAAACCTTTCAAGTTGGCGATACTGTTGTTTTAGAATATTTTATCGATACTTCTAGAGATACAAGAGCTGTTGATGGTGTTCTTAGAACACTTGCTACTGATTTGTGTCTACATCCATATGGAAACTATTATAGTTCTGCATTTTCAACTGTCCAACAAAGAAATGCTGTTTTGACTTGGGATGCTGCTCCGACTTATGGTGTTACTACATTTACTGCCACTTTAACAGATGCTGTTTCTGGATTTGCTTTAACAGCAGATACAGGATTTCAACCAGGCGATGTTGGTAAAAGAATTATTGAACCAAATAAAACTGGCGCTGCAAAAATTATATCTGTAGATGCCGCTGGTGTTGCTACAGTAACTATGGATAATGTTTTGGAACCAGATACAAGAGAAGTAAATGCATTTGAAAGTTCCACAAAAACCACATATTCGGTAGGAGAATGGAGACTTGCGATTGCAACATCTGAATTTGAATCGCAACCATATAATATCATTTATCCATATCTCAATTCAGATGCAACTTCTCCAATTCCAATCGCAGTTGATGGTCAACAAAACCATAGAGATGTTAAAACATGTATCAATAGAATTGGTGATATGTTTATTGTAGAATCTGAAAAGGCAACAGACCTTCTTTCTTCGAAAGCAGATATTAACTCTGCTACTTCAGCTATACCATCTTCGGTTTCTTTGACACAACCAGTAAAAGATGCTAGAAAACCACAAAAATGGAGAATGAGATTCTTCTATGACCAAAGAGATGAATATCTTTATGTAAATATAGCAACTTCTCTTCAAATTAAGGACAATGGAGATTTGACAAAAGGTCAAGGACGTGATGGTATTAAACAGGCAGTATTTAGACAGCCAGGAGAATTAAGTGAAATTTATTACAATTTCTCCAATGATACTAACAAAGCAAAATCTGGTTGGTTCCGTAGACAAGGTAAAACAACAGACGATATTGAAAGCGGATATCCACTTGCATATCGTTTAACTTGTACTGACCATGGCACAGGACTGTTCTTGTTTGACCAAGCATCAGTAGATCAAGATGATGACTACGCATGGTTTGTTGTACAAAGACATGTTAACAATGTTTCTGGAAGAATCGAATTTGAAGATGGAAAATCTCCAGTACATTGTTTATATTCACCATCTACAAGGCCAGAAGAAACATCAAACTATAATGTAGGTTTCTTTGCAGAAGTTGATGAAGATTTGGATGTTATCAGTGGACAAACTACAATAACATCAAAATCTCTTGAAGAACTTCAAATCTATGATGTGAATGGTAGATTGCTTAAACCAGGCCTACCAGTAGATGTATCTATTGTTACAGATTCTAGTCCTGTGGAATTTAGAACTACTCCATATTCGGGCGGACCTAAATATCTCGCTCCAACTCTTGCTGCTGGCGGTGTTGCCGGTGTTGGTCCGTATGATGGAATTTCATTTGTCGATACCGCGACACTAGGAACAGATTCCACAACTGGATATACAATTATTAATGACCAAGTGCTTATGCCAGCAATTACTGGTGGTGCGACTGGAACATATGAAGATCTAGCTATTTCAAAAAGTGCTGGATTTACAGGAGCAACTATTACTGATAGAACTCAATTTTCTCTGAATTTTGCTAAGGGATATGGAACAACTTTTGTTCCTGTGGGACAATTTATCACTGCACTAGAACAAACGAATAGATTTACAGCTAATGTGGATGAAGATATTGCAAAAACCGCAGCAGACATAGGAGACTCCAGAACCGTTGTTGCAAAGGCTGGATTTACTATTGGTGGTTTGGATAACTTTAACGCAGCAAGAAATCAGATGACGGGCCCTGCTAGACTCGGATTGACGCCATCTAGAATTAGACATAGAAGTAGATCTGGTGTTGATACATACTTAGAGGTTTCCGATTTCCAATTCCTTGATAAAACTGAAATTGCACCAAGGGTAAATCCAAACGGCAAGGCAAGAGAACTTCCAGTCGTTTCATCTGTAGCAATATTTAAACCTCTTTCTGGATTTGCAAAAAATCTAGTAAACCAACAAAGAGTGAGAATAATTCACGTTACTCCTGTAACAGCTACATATTCTGCTGGTTCAAATATTCCAGTAATAGCACTACAGGCCGCTGGATCAATTACTGGACCGGTAACTGGATTGACAGATGATGTAAATGCAGAAATTGTTCCAATCCCTTACGCACAATTGGGCGGAAGCACAGCAGGATTTATTACAGACTATTCTGGTCTATCAGAAGCAACTCCAACCAATAATGGATTTATTACTGGTGGCAGCGGTTTTACTGACATGTTTATTACTGCTCCAGGCTCTGGAACTTTAGATATGGCTGTGGGTGATATGATTACAACTAAACAAGAAGCTGTCAAAGTTGATGCTACATATCTTGGAGCGCCAGGAGCGCCAATTGAGGGTTATAGAGTTGATGCTATTGTTGATACTTTCTCAGAAGGTGATGGTTTCATTTATGAATATGCATGGGAAGGTGCTGGATTTGGTAACACATATACAAACTTCTATGGAAGATCTGGTACTTCATCCAACCCACTATTTGAAGTAAATAGATTGAAAATATTTGTTGATGGTGCAGAAGCAGATGCTGCTGTTTTCGGACAAAACTATACTATCAACTCAGCGGGAGAAGTAGAGTTTGGTACAACTAATAAGAGTTTGGAATACTTTGGTGTTGAGAAACCAATGTATGCGTATAACTTGACAAACGACACATGGACTTTCAATGAAGTAATTGAAAATGGAACAGTTGTAAAACTTTCTTATGAAAACTATAATGATATCGAAGAAAGAGATACAGGTAAATCAACATACTTGATTAAAGTTCCAGAGGATAGAGATATTCCAAGCATTTGGAATGATATTCACAGAGTTGCCAAAGGTATCTACAGATTCTGTGTCAGAGAAGCCGATGTGTTCAAACCTTGGGATTATCATGTATCTGCTGTAATTCCACAAGTAGATAGCCCTGCATGTATTAACCCTGTAGAACAGTTGTCAATTACACAAGACAAGACAGTTATCTTTAACTTCCCAACACCTCTTGCATCACAAAGATTTATCTATAGTGATGCTGAAATGGACTTGATTTGTGTCGCAGGCGCAGACAGTTCAACTCAAGGTGGTATTATCAAAACTGCTTCTACAAAGTATGACTTGGATGCTGCACAAATCTCTGCGGTTACTGATGGACATACTCCAGGCACTGAAAATATATCAAGCAATGGAGATAAAATGAATTTCCGTCAACCATATGATTGGCACAACACTCACCAAGGAGTTCACTCAGCTACATTGGCTACAAATGGTGGAGTTGCATCTTTTAGAGATGGAGCTGTGGCTGTTGATACCATTTCGAACTCAACACACAGAACATATGTTGGTATGATGAGTACAAAACCTTTTGGTAACGGCATGAGAATCTTTATCTTAACAAGAGGTGGGCCAGTTAGACCACAATATAGTGACTATACTCCAAGAGATATTAGAGCAGAAAACGAAAATACATTTACATAATATAAAAGTATCATAGTTTTAGATAAATAAGGGGAGGCACTTAGCTTCCCCTTTTTTGTTGCAGAGAAAAATGTCAGTCGTAAATATATTTTTATTTAGAGATATAGTAAAAGTTAAGATTGGAATAGGTTCGCCTTCCAATCCTGGCACTCCTACGGATGGTCAAGAGATCTCCGAGGGAAACATAACATATGTTTACAATGCGTCTACAACAAATTGGGATATTACAACAAAAACAAATCAAGTTTTTGTGTCAGGATTATCTTCTGCTATAACTATAAATTTTTCAGCCGGTGATATTATAAAAAATGGTAATAGTGTCGGAACATCTACCACAGTAGATAATGGAGATACCGTTAGGCTTTCAGTTACAAGTCCTGTATTAAATACGGTGAACAATTATACGTTCACTGCTGATTCTACAACATTAGAATTTAATGTGGAATTAAATGATCCAGTAACCGCAAATTATGATGTAGAAAAAGCCGAAACAATTTCTAATAACGACGACTTAGAAAAAGAAGATGAAAATGTAAATTTAATTTCTGGTGCAACAGAAAATTTATTTCAGAATATTGCAAAACAGACTCAAACAACAGAGCGTGATGCTCTAATAGTAAAAGATACTATTGAAAAATATGTACAAGAAAGAGTTGGTAGTAATTTACTTGAGCCAGATTTTGCAGATATTGATATTATTACTGAAATTGCAAAGTTAGAAGGAATCAATCTTGAATTTATTGCTGACATAGAAACTATTACTCTAAGAGATTTTATTTTAGCATATCTTCAAGATACAGAACTGAAAACTTTAGAATATACTCCTACAGAAGAAACAGTAGAAGAAAAATCTCAAGAATCTATTGAAGAGGAAGAAACTTTACAAACTTCTGAAACCGAAAAATCAGAAGTTTTAGAAACAATTTCTACTACAGATGCTTCTTTGTTGGAAACATCTGATAGCGATTCTTTATTAGAAACTAATCTAATTGAAGATTCAGAAACCATTACTTCTTTAGAAACTGCAAGTGCGGAGATTACAGAGATTATATCTGCAAAAGATGCGGAGATTAATAATGTTACAGACACTATTGAGACAACACAGACATCTACATTTGAAGATATTGAAGAGATCTCTTCTCAGGAGACTTCTACATTAGAAGAAACGGAAACAATAACAACTTCTGAAACAGACAAGGCAGAAGAGACAGAGTTTGTTTCATTCACAGAAACTTCTACTCTAGAAGAAACCGAATCTACTTCAATCACAGAAACTTCTACTCTAGAAGAAACCGAATCTACTTCAATCACAGAAACTTCTACTTTAGAAGAAGTAGAGGATGTTTCATTTACTAATATTGAAGCTGATGAAGTTCTTGAGCAGGCCAATTTACTAGAACAAATTAAAAACGAGCTTCAAGAACTCACAGAAACGAAACAATCTGAAATACTAAGTGAACTAGAAAATATTTTTCTGAATAATTTAGAAAATTTTTCTGAACAGATTACGGTAGATTTTATATCTCAAAATTTAGCAGATATTTTAGAGAAAGAAAATTTATCAGTACCAGAATTCAATAGTTTTGAAGAATTACAACAGTTTCTTCAAAATGAATTAGATTCTACTACCGAGATCACTTCTCTGCGTCAACTGAATTTAGGAGAAATTGATGAAATAATTTCCGTTTCTCTTCAGGAAACATTTACGGATAGCGTAGTCGATTCTTTATTGGACACGCCTATCAATGAAATAATAGATTCTGTTGAATTTGCAGATCCAAACATACTGAATGAAATTGAGACTTTTATAGAAACTAATTTCCCTCAAGCTTCTATAGAAGAAACCACAACATTTATAGAACCAAGAGAAAGTTCAAACGAAGCTGAAACAGTAGAAGCACAAGAAAAAATTACTGGTGCGACAGAACTTGTTTCTGGGGTTGATGACACTGATGATTCTTCAGTAAGTTCTGCTGTAAGCACAGATACTTCAGTAGAAGATTCTTCTTTAGAAAATGCAGCAAATCCTGATCAAACCGAGGATTTTATTCCAGTATCGGGAGTTTCAGAAACGACAATTCCAGAAACTGAAACATCAGAATCTGAAGATTCTTATGAATTCGAAAAATTTAGTGATGAAGAAATCAATGAAGTAAAAGAGATAGAAACTACATCAACAGATGAAATTAATGATACAAGAGAATTAGAATCTTCAACACCAGACGAAAGTGAAAATTTAAGAGAATTGGATTTTGGTTCCGATTCGGATGTTGTTGAAACACAAGAAAAAATTACTGGTGCGGTAGAACTTGTTTCTGGTTCTGATGATACTGAAGATTCATCACAACCAACTGCTGTATCTACTGAAGGCACTGAAGATTCATCACAACCAACTGCTGTATCTACTGAAGGCACTGAAGATTCATCACAACCAACTGCTGTATCTACTGAA